TAGTTGTAGTGCCATCACTTGGTAAGGAAGAAACATTTGCCACCGAAAGTTTCATATCTGTAGTGTGGGGGTCACCATTATCTGATGAGAGCATATTTCCCATACTCATAGAGTTTGATGTATCAATGCCAAACTTGGGCATATTAAATTGAAAATTATTTTGTGAAATATTTTTATATAAATTCATTCCTGCCTCGTTAGCTGTAGAGGCACCTCCTAGAAGTAATAGAGGTTTTAATATGCCTAATGCGCCAGGAAGAGGAAGTTTATTGATAAGATATGCTAATGTACCAACACCTGCTCCACCAGCAATAGATTCTTGAACGCTATTTCCTTGAGCGAAGTTTAATCCTGTCTGAATTCCTGTGCTCAAAAGTGCAGAGGGACTAAATCCACCGCCGCCAGGAGAAGATGATGGTGTTGATGATGCAGGTGCAGGTTTTGCAGGAGGGTTACTCGATTTTCCAGTAACTTTATTTTTAACACTACGGAAAGCACCCTTCACAGCATCAATCAATCCAGTGATTGGTCTCTTAAACAGATCGCCATTAACTGCTTTTCTAATAATGGAAGCAGCACTTTGAACTTTACTTATTATAGTTCCAAGTCCTATTTTAAGAGCAGCAAATACAGCACCAGCAATTCCAAGACCTTTAAGAATAGTTTTACTAATATCTTGAAGTCTTTTCTTATTATTTTCAGAATATGCCTTAAATGCCTGGATAGTTTGACTAAGCAACCAACCTGTCAATAAGAATGTAAAGAATCTCATCAAATTTGATAAAGATCCTTGTGCCTTAGCGCCTATCTTTTGAACTGGTGCAGATAAAGAATTTTGTATTTTTCTCTCTACAATACTTTCTTTCCCCTCTCTTAATTTTTGTTCTGCAAGAATTCTTTCTCGATTTTCTTCTTGTCGTTCTTTCTGTCTTTCTAAGGAGGAGGATTCTGCCATCAGAGTAGAAATCCTCATTAGTGAATTATTAAACCCATTCATCTGGGTAGAAATTCTCACCAATTGAATATTGATTGCATCTAAAGAGGCTTGATTAGAGGTAAGGACTCTAAGAGTCATAGCATCATTCTCCGTGCTACGACCCATAAAATTAGTAGGGGAAACTCCACCTCTAGTTTCAGCCATTTGATTTTTCTTTTAGGGTTTCTTCTTCGATGTATTGTTGGAGAAGAGAAAGATAAACTTCTCTTTCCCAAGGTATCATATTTTCTAATTCTGTCAATGAATATTTATGATGCTGCATTAAAGCAAAATTAGTTTTATAGTATGACGCAAGATCTTCGTGCGCCATACCTACCCGAAAAAAGCCGCTAGTCCCTCCAGGGAAACTTGACTTTCTACTCCTGTATTGGGATTGGAAATCGTAAGAATATGAGATAACTTAGGCATTGTTTCAAAGAATTTTTCAATTTCTTTGAATTGTTGTGATGTAAGTTGTTCCAGAAATTCATTCAATTCTTTTTTAGTACAATCAGATGCTGCCCAGGACTCTTCTTCAGTATAAACTTGCTCAATGCAAGAAGAAATTAAATCGAATGTATCATCGACATTAACAGTATCATCAACATTGAAATTACTCTTTACAAACTCATTCATTGAAGGATATTTCATTCTCAGCGTCAAATTATTACCTAAGTTAATATCTCTATTATGATCATCTCTTGTATGAACTTTAATATCATCTAGATTGATTACTGTAGGAACCTTGGTTACATCATCATCAGGACAAGTAACCAAAACTTGAACCTCTTCACCAACAGACTTACCTCTAATATTAAGGAAGAGATATTCAATATCAAATGTGGCAAGATCCTCTACTTTTATGCCTTTAGAGAGAATACAATTTGAAATTACTGTTTTAACTGCTTCTGCAATTTGTACATTGTCCTCACTTTCCATCGCAATGATAAGAATTTTTTCTTCCTTAACTAAAAATGGTCTATACTTAATTTTCTTTTTAGATGAAGGAATTTCCAACTCATATGTTGGTGTAGTAATCTTTGGTAAAGGCATAATGACCTATAGGAACTTCAGTAAAATTATTTATGTGCCAGGAACACGTCTAGTAAACTCAGAATCATAGTAAATTGGAGAGTTAGGATTAAGTCTATCTTCAATTCTTCTATACCCAACTCCACTTCCATGCTTAGCAGGAACAAATTTAGAGGCAGATAAACCATCAGAACTAAAGTTAATGTTTGGAAATTTAAAGTCTATATTATTAGAAATTCCATTATATTCACTAAAACTATCAGATCTACCAGTAACGTATCTATCAAAGTTAAATGTTGCGCTTGCTTTTAAAATTTCAGAAGTTCCATAGTTTACAGGAATTGAATTCAACGCAATCGGAAACATACCAATAAAAGTATATTCTATACTATTTTTATAATCTCTATCAAATTTGATAATTTTTGTATAGTTTGTTTTATATTCATCAGGATATCTCATTCTGAAATAATATCCCTCTCTTAATGGTGATTGTTCAGAACCATTGGCAATGAATTCAATCCAATGTTCTAAAAATTTAAGAGTTTTATATTCTTTATCGATATAAAATTCTAGTTCAATCTGAGTAAATAATCTAGTGTGTGCTATCTTTTCTGCAACTCCCATGTAGTTGCCAACAATGTCTGCAGTTCCTAAAGAAGATCCTGGTAGAGATGTTGAACTACATAACAATCCTACAGTTTCTCCAATAAATTGTAAATTAACACCTCTACGAGCAAGGTGAGATCTTAATAAACCAGGTAAACCACCAAATATAACTTGATAGTGTGATGTCTGTGCAAGATTAGTAAAGAGTGGTTTAAAGTCTGATATCCTCTTCGGAGTTGGTGCTGGCACTCTAAATACCTATTATGATTCTTTTAGTTATTTAGATGTCGTATAAGGGAAAATATCAACCATCATACCCTCAAAAATATCACGGAGATCCCACAAATATAATCTATCGCTCTCTGTGGGAGAGACTTTTTATGAAATACTGCGATCTCAATGAAAATGTGATTGAATGGGCAAATGAGGAGATGTATGTTTGGTATCGTTCACCAATAGATGGAAAACCTCACAGATACTTTCCTGACTTTCTTATAAAAGTCAAAGAATCAAATGGGAAAATTAAAAAATATATGATTGAAATTAAACCTAAGAAGCAGACTACTCCTCCACCAAAACCACAGAGACAAACTAAAGGATATATTAATGAAGCCTACGAATATGCTAGAAATCAAGCAAAGTGGGAGGCAGCAAAAGATTGGTGTAAAGATAGGGGATATGAGTTTAAAGTGATCACAGAAGACGAGCTTGGAATCAAGTAATGCCAAGAAAATCACTTAAGGAAAGACAACAGAAAAAAGTTACTGATACTGATAAGAGTGTTAATCGTATTCGTCCAGTCCTTGATGGTTTAGTTGGTGTTGAAGATCCTGATGATGTTATGCTTGAAATTTTAGAAGTCTTACAAGAGTCCCCTAAAGTTCCCACTGTTGGTAAGTTTTATGTCTTTGTTTATAATCCAAAGACACCCAATATTCAATACGATCAAAATCCATTTGTTGCAGTGACTGATGTTTTCTCATGGGGATTTCGTGGTATTAATTTCCATTGGGGGGAATCAAGACAGTATACTTGGGATGAAATACCTGGAAAGATTTATGAAGTTTATTCATCGGAAATAAAAGACCTACAGGGATTATCATTTGCTAATATTCGTCTAAATAGTTAAAAAAGGATAAATGCCAAATCAGTCAATAGGATATAATAATAGTTCAACACTTAATGGTTTTGCTCTAGCATCTAAAGGCGTTTCACTACAGGATACAACCTCTGGTGAACAGAATACCAGAGAAAACCCAAAGATTGAAACTCTTAGATATCCTTATAATCTTAAGATTGATAGAGATACTGATTATTTGGATATAAAAATATCCAAATATGAACCGCCAGGACTAACAATTGGTAAGCCTGGTACAAACGAATTTAGGAATTTTCCAGTATTTGAATCCTTTAAAAAAGGTGACAACGAAACGTCCGAAGCCTTTCAGGGTAGAATAAACAAAGAGGTTGCAGGTAAATTGGCAGGAGGTGTTGCACTATCAACTGGAAGTAGCAAAAATACATTTGAACGGCCCCACACTTATATTTGTTTACCAATACCACAATCTATCAGTGATAGTATTTCAGTTTCCTGGGGGCCAGACGCACTAGACCCTTTAGCTGCCTTTGGCACAGGATTGACAGCAGCTGCTTTAGATACAAAGACATCCGCAAAAGCAATTATTGAAGGACTAGCATTAGCAGCACCAAAGGCTCTTAAAGGTCAAACGCAAGCAATTATTGCAGCTGTATCAGGTGCGGCATATGGTGCTTTAGGTGGTAATGTAAGTGCAACAAGTCTTATCTCAAGAGCTAGTGGTCAAGTTCTTAATCCTAACTTAGAACTTCTATTTAATGGTGTTGAACTTCGTTCATTCCCATTTACCTTTGAGTTTATCTCACGAAACAAAATAGAGGCGCAAACTATTAAGAAAATTATTAGATCTCTTAAAAAATCAATGACCGCCAAATCATCTAGTACAACAGACGGTCTTGGTATTTTTATTGGTGCACCAGATGTATTTCAATTATCATATAGAAGAGGAAAAAGTCCACATCCATTTTTAAATAAATTTAAACCAATGGCATTAACTAATATGCAATTGAACTACACTGC